CAGCAAAACGCGCAGCTTCGCGCACTGTCCAAGGAAACCGGCATCGGCCTGACTGAGCTTGTCAGGCGAGCACTGTCGGACTTTCTCAAGGTCAACCAACCCAAGGAGATCAAATGATGGATCGTTTTGAAGTTCGCAAAGCAAACGGCATGTGGCATGTCTTCGATCGTGATAGCTATTCGGCCGTTCGTGCTTACTTCTCCAATGAGTTTGCAGACGCTTTGCGTGACGCTGCCTTTCTTAATTCAGACGAAGACTGGGGGGGCGTATGAGAAGCGAAAAGATCAAGTGGACTGTGCAAGGGCGAATTTCCCGTAAGCACAAATGGCGCCCCATGGGCACGTATGAAACCCGCGCAGCCGCTCGGGCTGACTGCGCCAATCTGAGGGATATCGAGGGCTTCGGCTTTGGCTGCACTCGTGTCGTTCGAAAGATCACGGGAGGGCTGTGATGGACAAGAACCCTAAGGGCTTTGACGATTGGGCTATAGAAAACCGACTGGGAAGACTTTCTTACGGCGAGTACGAGCCCTGTAACTGGGAGGTGCATGCGGTTTTGCTGTTGTGCTGGCAAGCCTCCCGCAAGCAGGCGCTGGAGGAGGCGCGAAACGAATGTGCAAAGCTCTATTCCTCAAAGCCGCACACCAACATGGATCATGTCGCGCATGCTCAAGCGCTTCGTCAATGCATCAGTGCCATCCGCTCCCTAGAAGGCAACGCAACCTCTGAACGATGCTGCGAGCATGACAGCGATTGCGCAGTGCATAACGCGCCTGCATTGCCTGTCGGGCCATGCGATTGCTCTGTTCGAGGCAACGCAAAGGAGACGACATGAGCGCAATCAACGGACCGAGTTACGAGTCTCAAATTTTGGCGTTTCTCGAGCGCCGTCCTGGCGGCTGGGTTACAGCCGACATAGCCAACTGCGTTCGGCCCATCTTCGGACACAACGCACGCACACATTCCGCTTTCGTTCGTAGAAAACTTCTCGACATGCAGAAGGCTGGCACGGTCAAGCCTATGGACAACCTGAAACCGGTCGCTTGGGTTCGCGCCGCTGAAGGCGACGGCCTAGGACAGAAGGCAGAGGGGAAGGCATGACCTTCTTATCAACCGCTGCAGTGCTTTCGCAGATGCTGCAAACTCAGCAACGCAACGCAGGGCCTCGCAATCGAAAACTTCGCATCGATGGTCTAGATCGATCCATCCTTGCGGCTTGGTTGATCATCACGATTGCGGGAGCGTTGTATGGCTGGTTCTGGCCTGGGCTGGCAACAGGGTGGGTAGGAGCACTTATCTTCGGTATATTTGCGTATGCTGGCAGTGCGCTAGTCGGAATTCTTTTCGTGGGTGTGCTGTTGATAGCATTCGGCGACTGAAGGAAGATGCTACAATGCAATCCTCCTTGTGACCCATTGCCCGCCCATCGAAAGACCGGGCGGGTTTCTTTTTGGGAAGCGAGGGCTATCACGCATGCGCACTGGGGGACCGCGAGTACCCCGGAGCCTGCCTCCCGTCGCGGGGAATCGAAGAGCAGGTTAGACCCAGCAGGGTCGCAACAGTGTGCAGTCGTGATGGTGAATGCGGAGGCTGATCCGCGCAGTCTGAAATGGATCGAGTTGGCATGCCCGCCACCAGTTACGACAGGGCTCGCCAATGTGCCGGAGATCAGCACCGGCCACCATCAATCATCACCAACTAGCGAGATTTAGTTAGTGCAAGATAAACCGCCAGCAGCAGGCAGAGGCCGACCGAAAGGTGCAATCAATAAAAGCACGGCATTGGCACGTGAGGCCATCGCCAAGCTCGTTGACGGCAATGCTGATCGTCTGCAAGAGTGGCTCGACCAGATCGCAGAGGACGAGAAGCAGGGGCCGGCTGTAGCCTTCAAGCTGCTGATGGACGTGATGGAGTACCACGTACCCAAGCTGGCTCGCACTGAGCATGTGGGCAAGGATGGAGGGCCTATCGAGGTCGTCAGCAAGGAGCAGAAGGACGCCGCCGTCAACGCCGCTCTAAGGGCCGATGACTGACCTTCGCGCAGAGGACTTCGCGTTCTCTCGTCTGATCTCGTATTCGGCCTATCAATGGCCTGGGTACAAGGATGCTCGGCATCATCGGTTGATTGCTCGAAAGCTGGAGCAGGTCGAGCGGGGAGAGATCACCCGACTCATGATCTTCATGCCGCCTCGTCATGGGAAATCCATGCTGGCGAGCGAGTTCTTCCCGGCCTGGTACATGGGCCGCAATCCGGATCATTACGTCGTCGCTGCCACCTACGGGCAGGAGTTGGCTGACGACTTCGGGCGCAAGGTAAAGAACCAGATTGGCGACCCAGCCTTCCAAGCTGTGTTCCCGGGCGTCAAGCTATCAGGAGACAGCAAAAGCTCCAAGCGCTTCCACATTGAGGCGGATATTGGGGGTTATGAGCATCAGGTATCGCAGGGCGGTGCTTACTACGCTGTCGGTGTGGGTGGCCCTCTGACTGGGCGTGGAGCTCACCTGCTGCTGATCGATGACCCGGTGAAGAACCGGGAGGACGCAGACAGCGAGACGACGCGCAAGAAGATCAAGGAGTGGTACACGTCGACCGCCTACACGCGCTTGATGCCGGGTGGCCGTGTGGTGGTCATCCAGACGCGATGGCATGAAGACGACTTGGCTGGATGGCTAATGGACTCGCACCAGCGGGAAGGCTGGCACATCCTCAATCTTCCTGCGCTGGATGGTGACAAGGCGCTGTGGCCCGAGCAGTACGACACTGAGGCCCTGCTACGCATCAAAGCAGCTGTAGGGCCGCGTGATTGGTCAGCGCTTTACCAGCAGTCTCCGAGCCCCGATGAAGGCACCTATTTTCAGCGCGCTTGGTTCAAGACGTGGAGAGAGCGTCCAAAATACCTATCTGTTTACGGCACGAGCGATTACGCAGTGACGGATGGAGGTGGCGACTACACGGTGCATCGCATATGGGGCGTCGATCCAAATGGCGACCTTTACCGCTTGGCTGGGTGGCGAGGGCAAACCAGCGCCGATGTCTGGATCGATCGAAAGCTGGATCTCATCAAGGAATATCAGCCGCTTGCATGGTTCGGTGAGGCTGGCGTCATTCAAAAAGCCATTGAACCCATGCTTATCCGTCGCATGCGTGAGCGTCAGATATACTGCCGCCTTGAGTGGTTATCGAGCATCAGCGACAAGGCCAGTCGCGCACGAGGTTTCCAGGCTAGGGCCGCAATGGGCAAGGTTTGGTTCGAAGTTGGGGCAGAATTGGATGAATTCCTGAAGTTCCCTGCTGGTACTCATGACGACGATGTGGATAATGCGTCTATGATCGGGCGCGCATTGGATGACGCTCATCCTGCAGTGGTGCCGGCTAAGGCGCAAAAGCCGTTCATCGACCGCTGGGACCGCGCATTCAATGCCGATGATTCGGAAGACTCATGGAAAACCTCCTGAAATGAACGTACGCAACGGCAAGATAGACGCTGAGCTGGCATCGCAAGATGCGGCTTTGCCGTCTGCCCGCACGCTGACTGGCGTTGCTGCTCAGGAAGATCCTGACTATTCCGACCATCTGACCAAGCTGGTTGCGTACTTCGAGGAATCAGAGGATGGCGGGCGCGAGTCCCGATTGAGGTCGGAGCGCTGCCGTGACTATTACAACAACATCCAGCTGTCAGCCGAAGAGATTGCTACGCTCAAGAAGCGTGGTCAGCCTCCGATCTACGTCAACTACATCCAGCGCAAGGTTGACACGCTCTGCGGCATTGAGCGGAGGTCGCGCACTGATCCCAAAGCGTTTCCGCGCAATCCTGCTGACGAACAGACCAGCGAAGCTGCGACGGACAGCCTCCGTTATGTCGCCGATCAGAACAAATTCAACGGAATGCGTAGCGAGGTCTACAACGACATCCTAGTTGAAGGAGTAGGCGGCTGCGACGTGACGGTTGAGGAGATGCCAGACGGTGACCGCAGGGTCATCCCAAAGCGCATTCCTTGGGACCGTTTGGTGTGGGACATCCATTCCCGTGCTCTCGACTTCAGCGATGCCAAGTACAAAGGCATTGTGCTTTGGATGGATTCGGATGACGCGCGGGATAAGTGGCCGGAATTCGAGGACTCGATTAACGATACGTTGTCCACATCAGCATCAGAGACATTCGACGACCGTCCTAAATACGGGATCTGGTGCGACAGCAAGCGCAAACGGGTGCGCATTGTGCAGATGCACTACCGCGAGGGTGAAGACTGGTTCATCGCCACGTACACCAAGGGTGGTTTTTTAGAGCCGCCGCAAATCTCGCCTTACAAAGACAAATACGGAAAGTCCTGTTCCTCACTGCACATTCGCGCTGCCTACGCTGATCGCGAGAATAATCGTTACGGCCACGTCGAGGGACTGATTCCGCTCCAAGACGAGATCAACAAGCGCCGGAGCAAGTCTCTGCATCTGTTGAACAGCCGCCAGACCTATGGCACTGCTCGTGCGCTGCTGGACACCGCCAAAGGTAAGTTGCAGCTCGCCAAGCCTGATGGACACGTCGAGTTGAACGAGGGTGTCACCTTCGGCAAAGAATTCGGCATCATCCCTACGGGCGAGATGGCTCAAGGGCAAATCATGCTCATGCAGCAGGCCCTGGCCGAGATGAATGCCACGGGCGCCAATGCCGCCATGCAGGGCAAGGACGACAAGGCCCAGTCCGGCGTCGCTCTGCAGACGAAGATTCAGGCGGGTTCGGTTGAGATGGAGCCCCTTGCCGATGGCCTGCGCGAGTGGACCAAGGAAGTCTTTGAGGCCATGTGGATGCGCATCCGTCAGTTCTGGACGGAAGAGAAGTGGATTCGCGTTACCGACGACGACCGAAACATCAAGTTCGTGGGCCTGAACAAGAAGGTGACGCTCCAAGACAAGCTCATGCAGATGCCTGAAGATCAGCGCGCTGGGATGATGCAGCAAATGCAGATGCAGCCGAATGATCCTCGCCTGATGGAAGTCATTGAGGTTGAGAACGACGTGACCGGTGTCGACGTGGACATCGTAATTGAGGAAGGCCCTGATCTGGCTGTGCTGCAGTCGGAACAGTTCGAGATCATGGCGAAGCTGGCTCAATCCGGCATGCCCATTCCGCCCAAGGCCATCATTCAGGCATCGTCCATCAAGTCCGACACCAAGAAGCAGATCCTTGACGACATGGAGAAGGGTCAGCAGATCCCGCCTGAGGTGCAGAAGCAAATGGCGGATATGCAGGCTGCTCTGCAGGAGAAGACCAAGCAGCTCGCCATGATGGAAATGAAGCTGAACGACAAGACAGCCGAGCAGCAGAACAAAGCGCGAGAATTGGACATCAAGGCCCAGGTTGCGATGCGACCCGAGCAGGCAGAACAGCAAGACCCGCTAGAGGCGCAGCAGAAGATGGCCGATATCGAAGGCACTTACGCGGACACCGAGCAGACGCGCATTGAGAATATGCGGCTGATGCGCGAACCCATCGTTCAACCTCAGCAGGAGTATCCAAATGCCTGACGCAGTCGTGCCGTTGCCCTTCCCTGGTGGGATGATGGGTCTCACCAAGATGACCGATGGCACCTATGCCCAGAATACGACAGCCATTCCCGGCGACCTCTCCAGTTCGGCTAATGTGTTCTCGGTTCCTGCCAGTCTTTCAGCCGTCAACGTGCTCACGGCCAATTCGACCCGCAAGGGCCGTCCGTCTGTCTACTACGACGACACAGCTCTGATGTATGTGCTGGCAGGCACAGGCACGCCCAGCGCAACGAATTACACGGTCATCATGGGTTCTGGCAAGGTCACGTATTGGACGCCTGAGCCATCGTCCTATACCGGTGCAATTCGTGCTGTCTGGTCGGCCGCTACCGGCGCGGCCAAGGTGACGGAGTACGTCTGATGCCCGCATTCAGCCCGCCAACACCGCTGTCTAAGTCCATGCCTATGCCTGAGAGCGGGGTGCCCGCTCCTGGCAATGCCGATCAGGCGTCGGCTGCAGATCACAGGCATCAGCGCATTACGAGTGCTGTCGCGGGTGTTCTAGGCGCAGGGAATGAAGCAACGGTAACGTTTGCTTTTCCTTTCACTAGCGAGCCGCATTGCGAGTTCACCTATCGGGAATTAGCGGATAATCCGCCGATTGAGTTCAAAGTTAAGAGCTGGGTGACAGATGCCAATGGCGCTGTTACTGGTTGCGTAGTCAAGGCCTATCGAGGTCAGTTGCTACCTGCGACTTTGACGCTTTTGACTGCTCTGGTAAATTTCAATGTGTTTGGCGGAAGTGCAGTAGGTATTCCCTTTACCTGCTTCACGATTCCGCTGAACGCTACGCCGTAAGGCACCGCCGCCGGGTATCGGGCGTTGAAAAGCTGCCGCCGAGCTACGGGCGATGAGGAATAGACATGATTGATGATGTGTTCAACGATGAAGCGGAAGAAAAGCAGCCGGTAGAGCAATCCACCGAACAGCAAGATCCTGCCAATCAACAGGTCGAACCGGAGGCGGAGCAACCCGCAGCCGATGCCGAGACGACAGCGGCACAGAACACAGAGAAGCATGTCCCACTGGCCGCGCTGGAAGCAGAGCGTAAGGGGCGGCAGGATTGGAAAGAGAAGGCGGTACGTTTCGAGGAAGAGGCTCGACAATTGCGGGAACGCATGGCAGAGCGTCAGACGGAACGTCCGCAGCAGCAGATGGACCCTGTTCAGCAACTCCGTCAGGAAATGCTGAACGAGCGCTTCAATATGTCAGAGATGGTCGCGCGGCAGAAATACCCCGACCTCGATGACGTGGTGAAGCACTTCCAGGAAGCAGTGCAGGCCAACCCTGCATTGGCGATGGCCTTGCAGCAGAACGTGAACCCTTACGAGTTTGCGTACCGCGAAGGCAAGCGCGTCCAGATGCTGAAGGAAGTAGGTGACGATCCGGCCGCATACCGCGCGAAGATCGAAGCCGAGATTCGCGAACAACTTTCCAAGCCTGCCGCCCAACAATCTCTGAACCTGCCCGGATCGCTCGCTGGGGCTAGGTCGTCGGCATCGCGCACTGCGCCTGCCTTCACCGGGCCTCAACCACTCGACTCGCTATTCAAAAATTGAAGGAGCCTTAAATGGCAGAAACCACCGCACGTTCCCTGCTTACCCCGCAGGTATGGGACGACAAGTTTTTCACGGAGTATGTACGAGCCAACCGGTTCAAGAAGTACATGGGCACGGACCCGTCCAACGTCATCCAGGTCAAGGAAGACCTCAGCCGCAAAAAGGGTGACCGCGTCACCTTCGCCACCGCTCGCGCATTGGGCGGCGGCGTCACGGGTAACACCGTGCTGGAAGGCAATGAGTCGGAGCTTGACCTCCGCTCGCTCACTGTCGGCATTCGCCCGCTGCGTAACGCTGTGGTCGTGACCGACTGGGACGAGCAGAAGTCGGTGATTGAGCTGCGCGATGTGGCCAAGCCGGCGCTCAAGACCTGGAGCATGGAGCGGATGCGCGAAGATGTGATCATCGCGTTCAAGTCCATCCCCAATGCTGCTGGCGTCATGACGCCCTACGAGCAGACGACCGCTGCAGAGCGCAACTCGTGGCTGGTCAACAACTCGGACCGCGTGCTGTTCGGCTCGGCTATCGCCAACGGCGCTTCCGGCGTCATGGCTACGGCTCTCGCAACCGTGGACAACACCGCCGACCGCCTGACAGCTTCGGTTGTGTCGCTCGCCAAGCGTCGCGCTCAGATGGCAGTTCCGCGCATCACCCCGACTCGCACCCGCGACGAGGACGAAGAGTGGTACGTCATGTTCTGCAATCCGCTGTCGTTCCGTGATCTCTCGCAAGATCCCGTGATGATCCAAGCCAACCGCGACGCTCGCGTCCGTGGTGTCGAGACGAACCCGCTGTTCACCGGTGGATCGCTCGTCTGGGATGGCGTCATCATCCGCGAAATCCCGGAAATGGGCCTGCCGTTCGCCGCCTCGCAGACCAGCATCGGCCAGACCGGTGGCGTCCTGCAAGGTGCTGGCACTGCCGGCATCGATGTCGGTTTCAACTTCCTGTGCGGCGCTCAGGCTCTGGGTGTGGCTTGGGCTCAACGCCTGAAGACCACCACCGATGTCCGCGACTATGACTTCCGTCATGGTGTCGGCGTCCAAGAGATGCGTGGCATCGAGAAGCTCATGTTCGGCAAGGGCGGTGATGACCGCACGACCCTCGTCCAAAACGGTGTTGTCACCGTGTTCACTGCCGCAGTCGGCGACGCGTAAGGAGCGCACAACATGGCACAGTTTCAAACTCTGAAGGTTTCGAGCGGCACCGAGCAGATGCCCGGCATCGGTGACGGCCAGTCCCTGAAGGAAATCGCCTCAACGTACACGTTCGCCACGGCTCCGGCTGCTGGCGACACGGTGCTGAGCGGCCTGATCCAGTCGGGCTCGGTCATCACCAGCGTCAAGGTCTACAACACCACGGGGACCTCGATCACTGCCGGCATCACCGGCACGCCGAACTACTTCATCACGACCTCTGCGGCAACGATCCAAACGATCAACAACCCGCAACAGCCGTACGTGATGCCGTCGAACGGCAACGTAATCCTGACGCTGTCTGGCACGCCGACTGCAGGCTTCATCACGATCTTCGTGTCGTTCCTGCCGCGCAATGCCTAAGTGAGGCGGGGCCGGGAGACTGGCCCCGTTTCTTCATATGAAGATCACTTACAACGGCACCCCTGGCGAATCGCACGACGCGATTTTCATGTACGGCCAGTTCTTCCCGCGCGGGAAGGCTGTCGAGGTCGAAGATGCCTTCGCGTCGCGCAAGCTCGCAAACCATCCTCACTTCTCCCATTCTGGCGCTGCGGAAGAAGTCGTCGACAAGCGGCTGGTCAAGGCGGCAGAGCTGATCATCGAAGTTCAGCAAGACGAAGCCGCAGAACTGAAGCAGCAAGAAGACGACACCATTGCCGCACTGACGGAAGAGGAAAAGTATGGCGACACTGACCCAGCTAGCACCCCGAGTGCTGCAGAAGTTGAAGGTCTTGGCAGCCAACGAGTCCCCCAGCGCGGCCGACCGCGAAAAGGCACTTGAGAAGCTGAAGGCGGCGCACTACTCGTTCGAAACGCAGCAACTGGTTCAGTGGACGATGAACACGATCCCAGGCTATGCGGAAGAACCGTATGTGCAGATGGCGGCATACCTTGCCGCTGATGATTTTGAGGCGCCTGGAAACCCTGCATGGCTTTCGTTCGCCATGATGGAGCTTCAGCGCGCTGTTAATTTACCCGCAGTCGAGAGCACCCCTGCGGTGTATTTCTGATGGAAATCAGCGTTGCCCTTGATGGGCCGAAGACGAGAAATCTGGTGTTCAACGCTGGGGACGATCTGTCGATCGTTCTCAAGGTTTACCAGAGGGATGGCGACCTAGAGCAAGCCGCAGTCACCAATGTTCGCTTTGCGTCTTTGGCCGGTAGCGCGCCCATGGGTGAGCCCTTCTCGGTGCCCTACAACTACATTGGTCGGTCGCCTTATCGAATCGTGGGCGATGTGTCGGGCGTGACGACAACTCTGGTCTACGGCGTGCTGCAGACAGTCGGTGGCTGGCCCACGCTGGGTATCTTCGGGCAGGTCCCATTCCCTTGGGGAATCGTTGGCAAGGCTGAGAACATCACGCTGCTTGATGAGGGGCAGTACTTCACGCATCCGGCTAACGTTGAGTCTGCGATGCAGGAAGTCGGCGAGCGTATCAGGCTGCTCAACGAAGCGCCCGCTCCCAGTGGCGGCGATGTCATCATCATCAACCCGCCCGGTGGTGGTGATCCGATCACGATCCCCAGCTACAACTTCGGCAACTTGCCGGGCGCTCCTGGCGACAACGCTCTGCTGGCCGCAGCGCTGGCCTCCAAAGAGCCCGCAATTACGCCTCAGGGCAGCACAAACTACTACTACGCAGGCGACAAGACGTTCCGCCCGCTTCCAACGTTCACCTCTGACGGTGGCGTAGTTACACCTGCCCCCAGCGGCGAGCCGGTCGCCTCCGCCTCGCAGATGACCGTCCCCAGCGGTGCGGGCGAGAACGGCCAGCCCGTTCCCTTATTGCGCTATCTCAAGCGTTCGCCCAGCTCCATCGACTACAGCGAGCAACGGTACGACCAAGACGGCAATTCTTACGGCAACAACGTCAACACGGTTCAGGATTGGCCGTTGTCCAACGACTTCGAGACGCTTGAGGCTGCACAATTGCGCTTCCCGTTCGTCACTAGCCTGGATGATCAGCGCGACTGGGCAGAGCTTCAGGCCGCGATCTACTCAGGCAATACCAATCTCCTACCGTCCGATGCTGAGGGTCGTTGGCTCAACATCAACCGCGCGGTCTACTGCGGTGCTGAGTTCACCAAGTTCGTCAACAAGCGTTGCCGCA